CGGGTGTTAAAACTTCCTTTCACCACAGTACTGTTCCACGTGTTCTTTAACGTGAGTCCGTAAAAATCAGTGAAACTCGACAACACTGAGTTTACGTTGAAGAACCAATCAGCAACAAAGCTGAAAGGTATCCTCTCAACGAGGAAAACAGCTGGGTTGACTAGACCCATCTGATTGGCGAGATGGAGATTGGGGTTTGTGACCCCTACTTCACATCCCATGTGGAACGCCTTTTGCATGTCCCACCGCCTGTAATACTCCCACGCCGTCGCATTGCCCCCACTAGCAGCTGGGTTAGTACCCGCACTGTAAGGTGAAGCATACGTTGTCGGAAGAGTATCTTTAGCAGTTGCACGGACATGATGATCCTTAATAGGATTCTGAAGGATGTCAATCGCGGTATAGATGTCCCCGATTAGGGGGCTCCAACCGAAGTGGTATTCCAACCAGTTGTTTGAGACACTACGCTTAACCGACGTTCTTTTTGGGATCGTCGACATGCGCAGAACTCTAGCAGCTGTTAGGAAATCAAACCGATTCACCGCAGCTCCAAACTTATAAAGTTGGAGCATACGCGAGCGAATCATCGAGTACGATTGACTCAGTTCCGCAAGATTCACCGCCATGTTGGCTTCGTCGGAGATTTTATTCTTCAACGAATCGTAAGCCGCATTTGAAAGATGCGTCCACGAACCAGACATGTTTCTGATGAAATCCCAGGTTAGCTCGCTACTTGGAAGGGGGTTTCCCGACCTTGTAGCTTGCCCGCCTCGGGCTTCATATGCAAGGACTTGATTGAAAGGCTTGGCTTGTCTATAGCCGCGCTTCCAATAATAAAAGTCCGAGTCAGAACCCCCAGCAGTTTCTGTGAAGGGGCCGGTGATAGGTGCAGTCATAATCTCTCTTTCAAAGAGCTGAAGGTTGTCAAGCTTCAGACCGCTCCTAAGCTTACTTTGTCCTAGACTGAGCTCCCTAACCTCAACATGAGGCAGGCAGTCAGGCAGAACCTCGG